GGTTGCTTTTGATGTAGTTCACTCTTCAGATGATTATGTCACTGCTAAATGCATGATAAACTGGAATAAAAACTACGAAACACAAGATGAGGTTGTTTATGAAGACTACGCGAATGCCACTCTCGCTAATACAGACAACTTCTGCGCTAAGTTCTTAGAAACAATTGCTTGCAACCGTGCTTTCGTGCGTTGTGTTCGCAACTACCTTAACATTCATATCGTAGGTGCAGATGAGATTGACCGATCCGGTGGGTTTACCAAGTCATCAATTACTACAGAGGACGCTGTAGAGTCAAATATCGTCCCTGTGACACCGACCGCTATTTTAGAAAAGACAGCTAGAGAGAAACTTGGCGTTTCTAATTTTGAAGATTTTAAGAATCATCTGCGAGATCTCTGGAAGTCTGATAAGTATAGGAATGATGACGCTCAAAACTGGGGAGATTTCAGTGACATATCAGCTAAGGAAGCTAGGTTGTTATTGGCTGTTCTGTCTAAAAAATGATAGAGAGGATCACAAAGCCAGAGGACTTCGAAAAAGTTTTAGATAGTTTTTCGGATCACATTGAACTTCTTGAAAATAATGACCAAGCACACTGTTTTGTGAAACATGACATTGAGTCAATTAAAAGTAATTACTCTAATAAATATTTGTTAGCTTGGGATGTGTTGGTTTGGGCTAATAAAACAAATGGAAAGTATGATGCTCTGATAATTTTCATGGCAGATAAGAGCATTAAGTTTGGTGTAAAAATGTTCTCAGAGTTTTTGTGGTTGTCTGAAAACCCATCTGTGGGTTACAAATTGCTAAAAGAAGCAGTGAAGTATGCTAGGCAGCAAAAATTTGACTTTATATCCATGAGTGTTGTAGAAAATCATCCTAAGAGCAACAAGGTCAAGAAGTTTTACAAAAATATGGGATTTGTAAAAGACTGTGAAACACACGTAGCAAAACTATGAATAATAGAATGTCAAAGAAGCTCAGAAGTATGATTAATCTTGATGATGATATCATATCTAAGAGAGTATATAGGAGGCTGAAAAAACAATATAAAAAACTTTCTAAAGATGCTAGGCCATTATTTTTAGAAGAAGTAAATCAATTTTTAAATGCAAAAAGAGACGAAAACTTGGAAGGATGACAAACTCGGAGGTTTTTGGATTAAGAAAACCAAAGAGGACCGTATGTATTTATCCGGTGTGGTAAATATAAAAATGCCAGATGGCAGCATGAAGAAAGTGCCTATCTGTATATATAAAAATGATTTTAAAGATGGCAACAAGCCAGATTTCAATGCGTATCAGATGGATGTTCTGTAGATACTATAGTCTGCTGGTAGATTAGAAGGAACTGTAATTTCTAGATATACGTTATCAGAGTCATGCTCTAAACAAGCCTCTACAGCAGATCCGTAACTACTTGTTTGTCCATATTCTTGGACCTCATAATCACTTGCAGAGCTAATAGTTCCTGCTTTTTTTAGACTAGCCATTAAATTAGTCGTGTGAACATTAGAATCATTTGTTTGCACTTTTAACATGTAATGAACATTATGGTGCTGTCCATGAGGTAAGGTATCTACTTTTACAGCAGCAGTGCTAGTTATTCTCCCTGTTAGGTAACTAATATTAGCTTCGTCTGGAGTTGAGCTTGTTGTAGAGTTGGGTGTTAATCTGATCTTGTCAGTTTCTACTTCATTTAGAGTTTTTATTGAGTCAACAAATGCATGTGGTCCCACACCAAAACGAACTCCTGAACCTAATTTGCTATACGGCAAAATGCTAAAATTGTAATACCTGCTATATCCCTCGTTAAATATGTCACCAATAGAATCTTTTGATATTTCGATTTGTTGTCTTTTGGATTGATGTAAGACAGGTATACTTCTTACAAAATTAGCTGGTATCGGAGCTGGTAATGTCACAGGCTGTTTGCCTCCAACTGTGGATGGATTTCCTACTCCACTAATACCAGTCGTAGCGTAAATTTCTATTTTTTCAAATCTAGTATATGTTGGATCATTTTGGAAAGTTAAATCAAACTTAATAACACCAGTTACATTTTTTGCTGATAAAAAATCTCTATTGCCTGTTCTCTCGTCAATACCAGCTGTAGATAAATTGTCTCCAGAGTAAAAATCTTTACTGCTTGATAAAGACCCTGAAGGTGTTGTATTACCAGCATACTGGAAAGTCCCAGAGCCATCTATTACTTTAATAGATTGTATTTGCGGCACGTTACCGAAGCATTTGTAAACACTTTGATGACCCTCAACACCATCAGCTATTGTAGGATCGTTTACTTTTACTTTTATACCAAAATCTTTCACATACTTACCAGTCGCCCCAGAGAATACATCTAAATTATCTTGCTCTTTAAATGTAAAGCTTTTTAGTGCCGCTCCAGTATAGAACTTCTCAGCGACTACAGTTCCATTTTTATCAATAATATCTATTTGTTGATCACCAATAAAAAAGCTGTTGTTGATTTGACCCACAGTTGAAAGCTCGGCCCCTTCTCTGTTCATAAAATTAAAAGAGAAAGTTACGTCTTTTTCTAAATGCACACCACTACCGCTTGATACCAAGCTTGGGATACCTGACTCTAAAATATACTGCGATGGTATTTCTACTAATGTCGTTGATTCTGGCATTTTATCTTATTGTTATATCTGAAATCATTGATTTTGCATGAGGTAATGTAAAATTATTAGGAAACAAGTTTACTATTCCACTCGTAGAGAAATCTGAGTCATAATATCTTTTTTGTATTGCAGATCTATCACCTAGAGCAGCCACAGAGAACGTATACGGACCTAATGAGCGTATGCCTGAGAAAAATCCACTGTGATGTTGTGTAGCGCTTATGCTGGGGCTAGAGAGTATTTGAGTAGAGACAGATTGATTAGGAGATCTAAGAACAACTTTGTATCCTGTTGCATTATCTACATCTCTCCAAGATCCAGTTATCATTTCTCCCATATCTCCACCTACGTTTGGAGTGTCTGTAAGTCCCACCTTAATTAATTCAGGACTTGATAGTGTTTCATATATGACACCATTTGTCTCATGTTGAGCTGTGTATCCAAAAGTATTTTCAGGCTCTTCAATTGATATAGAATTTTCAATTTTATCAAACTTACCACTTTTATATTTAGTCGCTACAACGCCATATTCATTAGGATTATCCTCCCTTATTGATATTATCTTGTATACTTGATCATCAGATGTTTTTCTTTTGATTCTGTAAGTGCTACCCACAGGTATAAAGTCTATGAGATTTCTATTAACATCATTCTTGTCTATTAAGACAATAGATCCAAATCCGGTTGCTTTTATTCCTGTTATTGATAAATCAATTATTTGAGGCTTAGTGAATATATCTATTTCGCTTTCAACAACACCTTGTGTGAATTGTGTCAATTGACCTAGATCATTTGCAAAAATTCCAGAGGTAGAAAGTGGCGGTCCAGTTCTCCTATCTACATCGTGTCCTCCACCACCATTAGCGTATTCAAAAACAAAACCAGTATTTATAGCTGCTAAACTAGTTCCTGTCTGCGATATAAATTTATCAAAAGATGTATTGTCTTGAAATCCTTTATTTAAAGCAAAGACCCAGCCCGTGTGTTCTGGTCTAAAATAAATTATCTGGTTATCAGATCCAGTATAAACAGGATAACTCTTATCATATCTAAGAGATAAGTTTTCATCCTCATTTCTAGTTTGGAAATTAGAATACCCAGCTGAATACCCAGAGAATTTGTAATCAGTTACAAAGCTACTAAAATTTGTAGTTGTTGTTCCCATCCCGACATCGTGAGGAGTGCTACTAGCAGAATGTGTCGGTGGCAGAGTTCCAGTAAGTTGAAATCCAGTTAACCTCTGTCTGTTAAATCCAAGTGTTTCAAGATCTCTTTGGGTTTGTTGTCCAGTCGGTGCGTAAACAGTTATACCACTTGTATAAGTTGGAACTTTTACAGGTTCACTTAGTCTAAGTGTTTTGCTGTCTCCATCTGCGTCAGTGTTTACTGCTAGAACCCTACCAAAGTTAGACTCTAGTGATTTTAATTCATCCTCTACTATAATAAGATCTCCCGGCTTACACAGTAAAGCTTCTCCACCAGTAGTAAAGCTAACAGTTTGATTTTCTTTTATAGTTTGAAAAATAAAGTGTTGACCAATCCTGTTAGCCATTGCTCTCGATGTCACGCCTAAAGCATTGATCTGTTTTTTAAACAAACCCCTTTGTGCTATGTCTTCCTCATCTTCTATGTATTCTATTTTAGTTTTGTAATCATCAAATCTATCTATGTAAAGAACTTCAATAGCATTAAACTGTTCGTCCCTACGTTGATTAGCATAAGTGAACAGAGAATCTTTGACATTTGAGTTACTAAACAAAGCAACCGGATCTCTTAGTCTGTCATCTAAAAAGTTTATTTCATCTTGGTTATAGAAAACGCTACCCCTAAATAAATTAGCTATAATGTTTATTGAATCAATAGTTTTCGTCCCCTCTTGGAACATTATATTACAAGAATATCTAGGCTCTAAACCACCCCTACCATCTTTTACTCCTACAAATCTCCCTAAGTCATCAACAGCATCGCAGAATCTTCCTATTTTATAAAGTTCCCATTTGTTTATCTTAGACTCTTTAATGTGCTGACCAAGACCGTATCTAGAACTCGTTAGTAAATCATATAGAATCCAAGCTGGATTGTCTGTCCAATCATACTTAAAACCACCATCCCAATCTCCTACATAGATTAACTTGTCATCATCGCTCGTATTAGCAAATTCAAACTCTGTATTATAATATCTTTTATCCCTTTCTAAAGTATCTAAGTGCAGTGGGAAATAATTATTAGGTATTTTTACCTTTTTTAATCTAGCTTCGAAAGTTCTGGTGGGTATACTGCCAAAAGTTCTTGAGTCTAACTTCAGACCCATTAATGATGAAAATGGATAGCTACAATTAACATTTATTATTTCTGTGACTTTTACTAGGTCCACAGATTTACCCACTAATACTGAATTTGATTCAGTGGATAATTTTGTGACTTTTATATATCTTTTTTCTTTAGTTCCTTCAATTGTATTGGCTGAGTTAGGAGTCTCTAGCTTAGGAAGCTCGAAAGGCTCGAAAGTGTTATCTACGCCTCCGATATAATTAAGTTCACTTATGTATTTATAACTACTATCTTCAAAAATTTTAGAGTCTGGATTACCTATATCAATAATGGCTGCTCCTTCTATCAAGGCTATTATCTGAAAATTTTTCTTATAAGCTGGTTGTTGTTGACCTTGTAAATTTAATTTTCCTATCTCTACTTCTATATTTAGAACTCCGGGGAATTTGTCTCCAGCATTTAATTGATCATCGCCTTCCCCTAGACGTTTTATCGCAGTATCAAATAATGCATTTACTTGTAATGTTATAAATGCTTTATCTACGTTTGGATTTTCTACTATGTGAGTGACAGGTATTGAATCTTCATCGAATGAAATAGTATTGTTATCCCAGTCTGAAAAATTAGCCGGTCCACTACTACCACCTTGATCTCTACTGTCGTTAGATCCTTCCTCTAATGGCAATCCTTGTTCGGCATCAACTGGATCATTTAAAACGTAATCTTGCGTTAAGATATTGCCATCATCTTTTATAGTTTGAACTTGTCCGACAGTTTTAAAAGGCCCAAGAAGATTTGTGTTTTTTTCATGATCTATAAAAACGTCAGAGAAATATTTAAGTGGCTCTTGTGATTCTGATCCAATTTTCAGTTCACTTAAAATATTAGAGTAATTATATTTGATTCCTCCAGTTAATCTAGAATCTCCCATGTCACGGACAGATCCCACCCCGAAAGAATTAATATTTATTAAAGATTGAACATCTCTTCTGCTAACGCTTGTGACTAAACCTTGATGTTGATTATTTTCTCCTCCCCTATAGTTATTAGCGCTTACGGTAGCAGAATTCATAGCGATGATCAGGAATCCACCGACAGATCCTGACCAGTCACCACTGCTATCTAATATAGGATATAAAAAATTAATTGTCTCATTAAGACTGGAACCTGCTGTAGCTGTGAAGCTTATTCTTTTATCTAAATTTATATTACCATCTTCATCTAAGAAGCTTTTTATTGCATCGTCATTACCAGAAGTTGATGCGAAGTTTAGTTCAGACCCATCTATAACAACAAATGCTTTTGAGTTCTGCACTAAAGACATGCGGCTTTGAGGCTCATTTGTTTCAAGGACTCCCCTCGGAGGAGCCTCAGATTGTGAGTTCATCATAGACGCTAACTTAGTGGTTATATTCTCTAAGATAGAAACTGATGACTCTACCATGCCATACGACTCAATTAGATTGTTTATATATTTTTCCTGCGGTGTTGTATCTGTAGCGTCTGAGAACTGTATATTGTTCAGACCTTTATTACCTCCTAATGATGTAAGATGTTGTAATATTTCATTTACAACTCTTGTTCTTGATTGAGATCCTATATTCGGGTCTAAAAAATCTCTGTCTCCAGATGCTCTCCAACCATCATTGCCTACATTAAAAGGATGAGCAGTATTGAATGATACAAAATATATTTCTTTGGAGTTATGTTTAAGAAATGATATTGGTTGCTGTAATGATGAAGTTGCATTGTCTTGTGTGCCATCTTCACGCAAGGCTAAATTAACTGAAAAGTTTCTTGGGCCTATGTAATCAATAACTCTTAAACCATACTGTCCGTAAAACCCCGGTATAGTTTGTCTTTTGTGGTCTCTTAAATATGCAAAGACCGGGCTAAATTTTGTAAAGTTATAACCAAATACTGACACTTCTCCACCTGCTATAGTCAGCCCGTCATCCAAGTGAGATGTAAATGCACGGTTAATAAAAAATGTTCTTGTATTTGCATCAAATTCGTCGCCACCAAACTCTCTTCTAATTGATCTGGATTGCGCTATATCTTTCCCTAACTCATTCAAGATTACCTCTACTGAGCTTGCCCCTCCCTGCGTCACATAGCTAGAATTTGAGATCGAAGAACTTGATCCGATTGAATCATCATTTGTTTCAGCGACTGCGGTCCCGTCGAGATATATCCCCTGAAGATTAGCTAAACCTTTTAGTAGTGACCCATTACGATTTACCAGACCCTTAATGGGTCCATCGCTTATCAAATCTATAAGTTCTGCATAAGTAAAAGATGAAGCCAACTGATGTATGCCCAACTTAGGTGGTTGCAAAACTGGAGGTTGCGGTTTAGGTCTACTTTTACCCCCACCCTTTGCAGAAAATTTTATTTTATTTATTAAATGCTTCATAGTCTGTTGCTTATGACGCTTGAATCAGAATCGTTAATACTGTCTGCGACAACATTGAATGGGTTTGCCGTCATCGCTGTAATACTACTCTCACTTTGAGGGAAAGATTTGAGACAGAACTGAATTACTTGTGATCCTACTTTTAATCTACCAAAACCAACTGGCACAGGAGTTCCTTGAGATGCTACGTTGACTTTATTAGAAAAGATAAAAGACTCTCTAAGAGCGTTGGTAGTAGCAGATATCGGCTCTGGGCCTTCAGGTTTGGGCGATAAAGCCATTTGCAAACCCATAGAGACCATTGACACCGCCGCCAATCCTAGCGCGGCAGCCGTCCCTAAACCAGCTAACGAAGCTCCAAGAAACGTGGTCGCTCCAGCGGCTAGTAGTGGTATCAAAAAACCTGACCCAGCTATTACAGGGACTAAATCAATGGACTTAGCATTTTTTGCTAATTCTAATTCTGTAAAATCAGATATTTTTTTGTTATCTACAACAATGCAATATTCAAATCCTTGTTTAGCCAAGTTTATAACTCTATTGGCAAAATTCTTGCGATTAGCATCTATGGCTCTGACTATATCTTTAGCCCTAACTGAGCTAAATTTAAACTTTTTACCAAATTCTCTAGCTAAAATACCGTGTAACCTAACTTCTGTCATATTCTTTCCTTAAACCTTTCTACTATATTTACATCTGATTCAGATGTTTTGGGCGAATAAATATTAAATTTTTGAGTATTTAGTGCATATACGAGGAATGGTATGCAGGAGTTCTCAGCCATCACTATGTCAAATTCAGAAAAACTCTCATCACCTACAACGTGGCTGTGGTAACACATCAGTAAATCATAATTATTTTTAAATAATAAATACTGGACAGGATCTACACAAAAGTAGTTTTTTATATCAGTTGATATATTCTTCGCACTTTCTATAACGTATTTGCCGTCTTTTTTGCCAACAAACCCGCATATTTCGTGACCTACATTTTCATGAGATAAAATTTTAATTTTACCCAAAATATCAATAATTCTTTTAGATGAGTATTTCATGCTTGGTAAGTAAATCCGTCTGTTCCGGGGAATCCGCCGAATGGTAAACAAAAATGTCTATCAGTTTTAGCTCGATTGACAACGACTGATCTACCAAAGTTTGTCTCCATAGCGACAAGATCATGCAAACCAGTTAAATTTTTTGGTTTATGATTTTGTGCAGTTACACCATCAGAAATGCCTAAGTCATGTCCTCTGCCACCGTGAGAATCTAAAAATACTACTGGATCAGTAACTGTCCCCTGAACAACTGAACCAGCGGGATTCGTATTAGTTAGGTTAGAAGTTCCATTTTGAATTGTAACATCTTCCCACCAAGCAACGAGTTGACTTTCAACTCCTGTTAAATTCGATGGGGCTAAATCATAATCTCTAAACGTAGAAAACTCAGATCCATTTACTATGTTACCAGCTGCATCTGTTGTAGTTTCTTTTACGTTTTCAATTAATATACCTATTTCATCCTCGTCTAGTTCGCGTTTCCATATCGCGCATCCTATGTAATCAGCTGTAGCAGATCCCCATATTGCATTTTTCTGCTTAAATGGATTTTTACCATAATGTGTTGACCTGTTATCTGATTTACGTCTGGAGTGATTCATATTGGTTCCTAATGAAAAACAATTAGTTCGCCAATCAAAATCAGCATCAGGCCCGAATGAACTAGTAAGATCTAATATAGTGGCGGGTGCGACTGTTTGACCTGAACTCTGTAAATTGTAAGTCTTCACCACTTTCTCATTTCCGTTTACTGTTAAGACAAGTAGATTTCTATTTGTATTACTTCGACGTATGCCAAAACCCAAAAGTGATCTAGTGTTATTATTAGAGTCCCTAATCGTTTCATTTCCTAGAGGCCACCCCGGAAGTCTACTGGCTCCTTTAATTGGCAAATTAACTGATACAGAGTTCTTTCCAAAGCTTGATGAGTTAGAATCTGTGAACCAAGTAAATTTACCTCTTATTGGTTCCGCTGTATTGTCAGGCCCTCTGTCTTCAGCTCCAGTGGCACTTGGCATGTCAGAGCGATCATTTGCATATCCATGGTCTGCCCATCCGGTTCTAGTATCTAGAAGACCAGCTCTATGAGTTGAATTATTTCCGTTTATGTCTACAAATAATGCTATTGTAAAATCAGCAGAACTGCCGTCTGCATTTGTGTAAAAACCAGTAAGATCAGAATCGTTAGATATAAGAATAGCACTTTGTCTGGTAGAATTAGTCCCTACTAAATCAAAGAAAGCTTCTTGAGTTGCATTATTAGAGTTTACTATGGGTAATTGATTATCCACACCACTGATTCTAATTTTATCTTCAGTTGATGTAACTGTTACAGTCTCTTGATATGGTATTGAAGTGTCTTCGTTAAATCTTAGTTTACAGGATGATAGTTTTTTATTACATCCATCTTTTTGCCAATAACTAGGATTATCTTCTGGCCTTTGTCCTGTATTGCCAGATACACAGACATACCAAGTTTTCAAACCTATCGTTTGTTGATTGCCGTCTGAAGCAGGGCCTGATAAACCTACAACAACTCTAGGGTTCTCTACATAAGCTATGTCGGATTCAACATATCCACGATTAGAATTCCACTCAAATCTTGGATCGTCATGATTAAAATTTGATATGTCAGGCACTACCAAAGCACCTGTCCCGGCCACTCTAAACCCCTCTCCGTTCTCTCTGTTTATAGGAGGCCCACTGTAATTGCAACCTCTGCCTCTATAAGTCCAATAACAATACTTACCCAGTATTCTTCTATGATTTACTTCGTAATTTTCTAAATCCAAGGGTGAAGTCAGCTCTAACTCTACTATTGCTTTGTTTTCTTGAGTTTTTTGACCTACAACATAAGTTTCCTCTGATATTTCAGCCGTTGAATCTGCTTGTCCAAATGGGTTTCCGGCATCAAAATTAACGTCATCTAAGTATTTAATAAAAGTTCTCTTTCTTACTATCTCAGCATTTTTAAAATCAGAGTGATTTTGCAGCAAACTTGTAATTAAAAAATCTTTATTAGCTAATCTTACTTTAGGTCTCGGTAGTTGTCCATTTGCTGTTAGCTCAAATCCTTCAGCCTCTATGGGAACGGGCGCATACTTTACACCTTGCCAAGTTATAGGTTGCTTAAAAATAGAACCTCCGTGTATATCTATTGAAAGTGTCGGTTTATTAATAACGTCTGGGAATATACGATAAAATTCTACAATCGCCGTAGGTTGCAACTCTAGTAAACTCCTAGCTATTTTATCTTTGCCTTGTCCCATATTTAAATATACACAATTCTAGGTATTATAGCTCAAAACAATGAAAATTAAACGGTTGACTCACATAAGTGAAACTTTTAAAAAACAGTTTATTTTATTTTGTGAGAAGTCCAAACCCTTTGATTTTTGCCAGAGTCGATCAAGACTCTTGAGATATCAGAAGATCAATGAATATTTGATTGATTGGAGCAAAGGTTTTGAGGTTTATGAGATATACAAAGACAACAAGTTTATTTTCGCTGCTGTATTTAAAAAAGGTCGTGAAAGCATAGAATTAGAATTTGCTTTTGGAAATTTCTCTGATTTTTATCATAATAAGATAGCAGATGCTTGGCACTTAATCATTAAAAACATTTTTAATTCTTTCTCCTACGATAAGATCACAAGCCCCATAAGAAGAAAATTTAAGAGAAAAATTCTGCTAAAATGGCTTGCAAGGTATGATCCTACCTGTAAACTACAGGAAATTAACCAAGAACTAATAGCTATTTGGAATAAAAATGACTGGCACATTTGAAATCATAGGCACTAATGAGCCTTTAAATTACCTTAAAGGTAAAAGTTTTAAGGGCGATATCATACATGACGATAACGTCCACTCACTGACAATGTATAGTGACGAAGATTCTGATAATAAAAAATATTGTTTTGAAGTAAAAGATATGCTTGTTAAGGAAGATTTCATAGTTATAAATGGCTGGGCAAGCGACGAAGATCTCAACATAGGCAAAATTTGCGTAGTGTTTAAACCGAATAATAAATCCGAATAAGATAAAATGAAGGAAGTTAAGTATAGGGTCTTTGACCGAAAGAATAACCATCAGCAAACATACTCACCTGAGTTGCATGGCAGCTTAGATTGGGCGATACAATGCGCTAACCATACTCAGGGTAGAGTGGATGAGGTAACTTTCGAGAATGGAAAAGCTGTATCTTCGACTACAATCTATCCCACCAAGAGTAGAAAATGAGTTTAATTAAGTCTGTCCTAAAATCTTTGGAACTTTATCTTACCTTAAAAAATAAAAAGTTTTACTATGATTTGCATAGACAACATAAAAAAACAGAAGCTGAACTTATCAATGAAATCGAAAAACTTAGGTCTACTGGCTCTAGCAATGATGCTGATCGCGCTGACATCTTGCGGAGGCAGCTCGAAAACGAATATCAAGAATTTAAACATTTATCAACCTTCTACTCTGAGGCTGGGAAAAAATAATCCTGTGCCTACAAAAGATGGTATTTATACTCCGCAAACCGATGAGGTATGGCATTCTGATGCTCGTTACAGGAGATTAGAGCGTGAGGTATACTACAAAGGCATATTTAACAAAAATTCACCCTTGACAGGTTCTCATAAATAAACATAATAAGTAATAATGAAGACACTAATTAGTCTTATCACAATGTTGGGCGTTGCTATTTGCAACGCAGGTTCTCATGCTGCTCTTACAGATAGTATTTCTGTAGAGGCTGGCATTTCTTACAATAATGTTTCGACCAGCGGAGGTCTAGCTACTAGAGGAGACTCTACTAGTGCTTCCATTCTGCTTGGTTCACCACTTTCTGGTGGTGTCGCATCTGTTGGGGTTGATCTCCACAGAGCTGACGGTGAAACAGAAGCAGACGTAAACATCGCTTGGGGCGTTCCATTGACACTGTTCAATGTCACACTTGATACTGAAGTTTACTTCCAAAAGATTGATTCTAGCTATGGTGGCTGGGAAGAAGTCGGAGTTGGAGCTACTTATGGATTTGATTGGGTTGAAGTTGGAGCCACACTCTGGCATGAGCTTGGATCAAATGCGGGATATGGAGTTGAGCTTACCGCTTCGCGTGAGTTCGCTACTCCTGTTGATGGACTTACAGTAAGTCCATTCATCGCTGTAAACTTTGCTGATTCTTATGATGCAATTGAAGTTGGAGTCTCTGCTGATTATCAGTTGACAGAAGATGTGGTTGTATCAGCTAAGGCATCATTCAATGATAACGATGCTGATGGGACTGATTACTCGCTTAGTAAAGACTGGGTTGTTGGAGCTAGTCTTACTTATAGCTTCTAAAGTTAACATTAAACATATTAAAAAGCGCAGCTAAATGCTGCGCTTTTTTTGTGCTGTTTCGCATATTGCGTGTAATATAATTATATGGAGCCGGAAAAGTCTATTATAAAGGAATTTCTGAATGGGGGTTGGCTGGTTCCTCTTGTTGGTGCCGCCGCTATGTTAGCTAGACTTTTATCAGGAGCTTCTGGATTATCCTGTAAACAACAACTTAAAAGAGTCCTTACAGCTGCTATAGCAGCTGGTATAGCTTGGTTTGTTTTAGAGCAAACAGATGTGTCATCCCTCACAAAAGCTATAATTTACGGCATAATCGGTGTTGTAAGCCCAGAGGTCATAGGCGGTATTGTTCGTTTAGGGCAAAGATTCGAAAAGAACCCAGAAAAATTTATTAAAAAATGAGACCAAAATTTTTAGTATACTGTCTAGCTGCTATATGTCTTGTTTTTGGCTGGAAAGGCTTAATTCTGACAGAAGATATAGAGTCAACCTTAGAAGAAAATGCTAGGCAAGCCGAATCATCAATCATGGAAATAGGAATGTGTTTTGATTGGTATGGCGTAATCATTGTAGATTCAGTTGTAAAAACCTGTAACGGAGTGATCTCGACTGATGAAATGATAGAAACTTTACAGGAAGAAAGGGCGGCTAAGAATGAATACTTAGCTGGATATAAAAAGGATATAACCGTAGATGAAATACCATATGCTGATTTTGTCTTCTCTCAGGACGAGAAAATAAAAATTTACGTTGATCGGTTAATCAAATGGGCAAAGGAAGATGATCTAAAAAGCATAAGAAGTTCGATACCAATTATGTATGAGATGACAGATCCTACTATTGAAGCCATAAATAATATTATGGATACAAAAATGTATTACAATGAAAAGCAATCAGGATTACTGCACATAAAGATAGAGAACTTTATGAACTTTATGATCTTAGCTGTTGTTTTATCTATTGTAATGTCCATTTGTGCTTCATTTAGTAAAAGATGTCATTAAATCATGGGTAAAAACTTCTTAAGAGTAAATAATCTTGATGTAAAAGGTATTATTTCTGGAACTGGCTCTCGCAATCAAGCGACTGGCCCAGACGGGACTTCATATATCCAGTCTAAAGAGGATCAACAGGTAACTTTTGGCAGTCTTACCAAAGACCCTACGTCTACTCTCACAATAATTTCTAAAACTTCTGACGATAAAGCTTTAGATGTATATGATCATGGTGACACCAGTAATTCTATAGTTGAGATTAAAGGGACAGCTAACGCTGATGGTTTGATTAGTGTTAACAGCACTGATGGTAACGCGAGTGTTAGGTTGAGCAATTCCAGTAGCCATGGACAAGTTGAAACATTAAATCCAGCAGGAGATACGGTAGAGTCCTTAATGGGGAGTGATGCTCAAGGTGGTGTAGTCAAAACTAATGATACAGATGGAAATAGAAGTTTT